ACTGGTCTTGTAGGATCAAACTTGTAACCTGGAACTCTATCCGCAGCAATTACCTCTCCGGTAAAATCTGCTCCGGTTGTCATATCCGCTTTCAATTCAAAAGATGCACTTCTTGAATTACCTTTTGAAAGGCTTTCAATTGCGCCATTATCTAAAGCGTCTTTTAAAGCACTTTTAAAAGTTACTTTTTTGTTGCTCTCGAATCTTTTTTTGTTTGCTACTTCCATAGCGTCTAAACGCTCATTTAATTTAGTAGCCATTCCGCTAACCTCTGATTTTACAATCTCGTTAGCTTTTTCAACAACGTTGTTTACAACGTCTGAATTAGATTTTTCAATCTTTGCATCAATTGACTTACTTATTCCGTCTAATTGATCTTTTAATTTTTCGTCCATTTTTTACGAATTTAAAGAATTTAATAAATAGTTATACACTTCGGAATCATTGTTTTTTACCTCAATATTCGGCGAAGTGATAATTTCATTCGGCTTCGTGAACTCAATAAATAATGATTTTAATTTTAATATTTCTGCTTCAATAGCGTAACCCATTTCGTCTGAAATTTCGCCCTTGCGCAATAGTTTTGATAGGTTATCGTATCTTTTAGAAACTTTCTCTAAATCTACGTTTCCTTTAACATCTAGTATTTTAGCTTGATCGTTAGCGGCCAAAGTAACGGCGCTAATTTCATATAATTTAACCTCATTGATTTCTCTATAATCTCCCCTGTCTTGCTTTTGAATTGGCAATATACCTACACTATTTTCAGTTATTACTCCGCTTTTCATTAATTCAACAACATCTTTTCCTAGTTGCGTTTTAGCAATCTCTGCAACAAAAACTAAACCTTTTTCATCTTCATAAAGTTCAGTCATTTTACCGATAGGTTGATTCATATCGTGTTGATATAAATATTTAACCCTAGAGCCATTCTCTGCAATTGTCTTTTTGTATGCGCCTTTCATAATTATATCAGAATCAGAATCTTTGTTTCCAAAATAACTTCCGTACCCTTTTATGATTCCGGCCTTTTCATCCGCATCAATTAACTCACCAACTGGAGCCGCTTTATAAAGAATTGTATTCATATAGAAAAATTTTTGTAAATATACGATTTTTTAAATTTTAGTTTTGATTAGGCAAACCTCTCTCAAATACTATATTGTTTTTTTGTGCCGGTATTGGTTTGTTGTGTTCGTGTAATGTGCCAACTCCGTAAGGAATACCATCAGGAAAGGCTAAACAATTTCCTTGAAACTCATTAAAATTTTTACAATTAAAACAGTTGTTTTTGTTTTCTTCTTTTAGTGTTGCCATTTTTTGTTATTTTTTTAAATATTGGTCAATAATTTCTCCAATTAGCTTAGCGTATTTTGAAGGATTTGAATTTAAAGTATATTCTGTAAATGCTTCAGCAATAAATTCATCTAAAGAATGCATTGCATATCTACCAATATAAATGTCGTTATACTTTTTTATATTGTTTGAATTTCTTAAAGACCTAATTTCTTCATAGTATTTTTTTCTTATTTCTCTAATTTTATCTAAAGCTATTTTTTGATTTCCTGACTTCATAGAACTATGCAGTAAAACGTGCGTCATTTCGTGAACTGGCGTTGATAAAAACATTTTATCTTTGTCAATTGCTGAAAACCATCTAGTAGTAAATTTATTTTCAATTACTTTAATTCTTGAATCTAAATTTCGTTTTAAATCTCCTAAATTTATTCTAGTTAAATTACCACTAACAGAATAACGCTCGACAAATCCATAAGTTCTAGCGCCACTTTTAAAAGATAATTTTACTGTTTGTTGATTCTCTAATGCTCCAAAATTATATTTAGAAAATAAATTACCAAGTAAACCATCAATTTTATTATAATCATCAATTGATAAACTTCTTGACGTTCTTATTGAGTTTACTTTTATATTAAATTGAGAAAATTTATTTATTAACTCATCTTTAAATTCTTTAATACTCTTTAAACTAGATTGCGCTATTGCAGAAATATTCTCAACACCTGAAACAACAGTCGCTCCTATATCTGCAACAAAATCTCCTAAACCATAACCAGTTCTAGTTCCGCCACCTAAACCAAAGTTAATATCAGTAATTTCTCCTGTCGCTTGGGCAGTTTCTTTTGGAAATACTGCAATAGAACAACGGCAGTTAATTACCTCACTTGATGGGCCACTTGGATCTCCTGGGTACATCATTAAAGAACCTCCAACCATAAAAGGCTCATTCTGAGGAACAGGATCACTTGCACCGGCTTCGGCGTGAGTAGACCTTGTTCTGTCGTCAAAAGAAGCAATCCACTCTTTCATCATATCAGCCGCCGGAAATATTGTGTTTGCAGATTTTAATGTTGCAAAGTTAGCGGCGTTTGTTGCCTCTGTTCTGACAAGTCTTTGTGCCTGAAATGTAGAATACTTTGTAAATTGGCTTCTTAATACTCTAGTTTTTTCGTCAATACCTGAATTTTGAAAATCAATATCAGTAAGTAGATTTTGAGTAACCTTTACAAGCGTTGCTTTTGCCGTTCCGCTTACTAAAGTAACCCTTTCAGCGCCTACGGCAGAGCCTAAAGATGCAAATGTATTTGACCATTGATCAATAAATTGGTTTGGATTTACGCCCTTTTTAATATACTTGTCAAAATTTCTTGCGTACCATTTGGCAAATTGTAAACCGATATCCTCGTATAAATCACGATATATTTTTATAATATCACTTGTATCAAATAATAATTGAAAGGTTGTTTGGTTTGCAGATAAAAAAGAATTTACGCCTCTAAAATATTGCTCTTTATAGTATCGCCTTACTTTAGATAATTGTTTTTTTTCGGCCTTGTCTAATTGCTTTTCAAAAGCCTTTTGCCATTTGTCTTTATCTAACCTCAATTAATCTTCTTTTAACTTGTTTACTTCTCTTATTGCCCAATCAACACCGGCAGTTCCTCCCCATAAGTTCCAGGCAACGTAACCGTTGTCTTTCCAAGGCTCTCCTTTATATTTAGGATCTATTTTTGCGTTTTCTCTGTGGCGGTTGAATTGTGCCATTCTTTTAACAACATCTAAGGAAATGTTTTCTCTGTTTGCAAGTTGCGAAGCTCTACGCCAACCAACATCAGTTCCGGCAGTAACAACATCACGCCCATACTTTTCACGCCATTCAATCATCCTTTTAGCGTTGTTGGTTGCAGATTGAGGATAATTGTTAAACGTTTCGGCTTTCTCTAAATTAGTTTTTTTTTTGCTTAAAAACTTATTTACATCAACATCTATTGCGTCAATAGGCAAATCAATTTCGCTTGGATTTGTAGGAATTAAATTAGCCGGTATAAAGTAATCGTCTAACGTTGTATTTTCTTCATCCTTTCCGTAATTCATTGCAGCACGTTTTTCATTTGGAGTAATCCACCAAGCCTTAGATAATTGATCAACCACCTTGTCCGTTTCCTCTTGCAATTCAGGAATAACAGAAAAATCAAATTCAATACAAAGTTTGTCACCATATTTAGGCGCCAACCATCTGTTTAATTCGTCTTTAATTTTTATCAGTTCCGGAATAACTGCGTTTTGATACAATGCTTTTTTTGCCTCTTTCATATTGTTATATGAAGAAGAATCTGTATTGTTAAGTAATTGTACTGGCACATTGTAAATGTTACATAAATCTTTTATTGAGGCGTTGTATTGTGCTATTAAAGAAATATCTGAAGCGTTTAAACCAAAATTAATCCAAGACATTTTATTTGGAGTTATAATAATATCTCCGGCATTGTCCGAGCCTTGGTGCTGACGTCTAAATTTATCTTTTAATTGTTGCGCTTGTACTTCGTTTATATCGCCCATTTCAGAAGTTAATAACCCTCTTGCAGTTTGGTTTTGTAAATATTTTACTCCTGTTTGTACCGCTTCATTGTTTGTTGTTAATGAACGTAAACCGGCTTGTAATGGGGATTGTCCGTACAAATGTGATCCAGTACCATCATAGTAAGGATTGAAGTCTTTAATATGACATATCTCTGAGGCGTCAATATATTTTGTACCGTTGTATTCTAATTTGTATTGAGAAACCGGCTCCATAATTCCGTTGGATATTATTTCCATCACTTGCGACGGCATAACATACAACTCTGTAAATTTACCAACATTTGCACCGGTATCGGGGCCAATTCCGTAAATGTATCTGTTACCGGTTAATTTACCAAAAGCAATTAATTCAGTTAGCCAAGCGTTATAAGATTGTGCCGGGTTTGGGCGCTCTAATATTTTATGTAATTCAGTATCTTGTAATTCAACCAATGCTTTTTTTTGCAAAATTGACGCCTTTTGTATAGACGCTGCATCCATTATTCCGGAGGTTAAAGCCTTATATCTTTTATAGTCGTTTTCGCTTGTCTTTTCATAAACCTGGAAAGGAATTGTTGATGCTGCTTTTGTGATTAAGTTAATTAGCGAGTAAATTGTTGCGTTTTTTTGATAACCTTGCGTAATATAGGAATCGTCATTTTCTCTATTCCATAAAACAGAATTACCTAACCAATTGTAAATTGCGTTGTTATATTCCTTATTTGTATTTTGATTTTTTTTTGAAAAATTGAATCGGTCAAAGAATGAGGCCATATTTTAAAGTAATATAAAATTTTCGTAAAAATACAAAATTTAAAATTGTTTTTAAACTACAAAAAAGTTGTTAATTAGATTCCTTTCAATAGCGTAGGAAGTTACGTCAATATGCTCGTCGTGTTTTGCGTTTGGAAATGTGCTAACTTGTTGCAAAAAAGCGTCATTCCAGGTATCTTTAACAAGATAAACCCTACCCCCCTCAATAAATGGAGACGATGCCCTTGCACGTTCAATTTTAGAGTACCTAACAAAGTTTGTTTTTATTTCTGATACATTGTATCTAGTTTCACGCCTTAACAGTTGTACAAGCGATTTTCCGGATGCTTTAGGCTCCACTAATATTTGAGATATTGGAACGCCACAAGATTGAACAAAGGCAGAAACAAAGTTTTTTAGTTCAGGCATTTCTAAATATTTGTCTATGCTTTTAAATATGTAAAGGTTATCGCCACTTTTACCGCTTATTTGTATTCCGGTAGGATCGTTTTTTGTGTCTTTAGTATAAGCGCCATCAATATACATTTCAAAAGATATATCGCTTGGCAGTTCGGCTCTGTTTATAATATTAAACCAATCTTTGCGCCATTCACCACCCTCTGGAGGTGATGGAATTTGTAAATACTGACCGCTAAAGGTATATCTGTCCGCTTGGCGTATTGCTTCAAGTTCATCAAAAGAATGTTTCTCAGGCCATAGCGCATTGTTTTCGTCATCCAATGCTGCTAACTTTAAATGATGCCATTGTTCACCACTTCCGCCGTCTAACAAATAACCGCTCAAATCATCTTCGTGTAACCTCTGCATTATTACGATAATTGGAACGTCTCTATCATTAACCCTTGAACGAATAGTTGTATTGTATCGATTGTTTATAAAAGAACGCCTAACGTCAGATAAAGCGTCATCAGGCTTTAAAGGATCATCAATTATAATTGCTCCACCACTACCGGCACCAAAACCAGTAATTGCACCTCCTGAAGATGTTGCATAAACTCCACCACCTTGCGTTGTGTACCATTTTTTTTGGCTTTGCGAATCCTTTTTTAGTTGTAGATCCCAAATACTTTGAAAAGCATCTGAATTAATATATTCTTTTGTCATTGAACTATTATCAAGCGCCAACGAATCAGAATAAGATAAATGAATAAATTTTGCCATAGGATTTTTTGCAAGTGTCCAGGCAATAAACATTTTAACGGCTAATTCAGTTTTTCCGTATCGTGGGGGTATGTTTATTATTAAGCGTTTTATTTCGCCGTTATGAACTTTGTGTAATGTGTTGGCTAATGTTTTATGAAACTCTGCTGCCTCGAATTTATTTCCGGTATTCTCTTTGAAAATATAACGAGTAAAAAACAAAAGCGAATCTTCACATTTTTGTTTAATTATTTCGTTAATATTCATTGTTTAGAATGTCGTCAATCTTTTTTCTTGCTTCGTCAGAGATTTTACTTGTGCTTACTTGCGCAGTCATTTCAACTTCTTTTCGCTCTACATAGCCACGCTTTTTCCCTTTGGTTTTTAAATAGAATATTGTTGCCGTTGTGTTTCCGTCTTTTATTTGCTTATGTAATTGTGATTCAGCAAAATCTAAAGTTAGGTTTTGTAATTCATCAACAGACGCTTTAAAATCCTGGTCGTTATTGTAAAACTTATAAAAGGTTGATCTATGACAATCAACTATTTTACAAGCGCTTGTAACTACTCCTAATGATTTTTCTAACGCTTTTAAAAGATTATTTTTTAATATGTCGGTTTTTGTTGCCATAACGCAAAGTTAAAAAAATATAAATACATAAAAAAACCTCCTATTTCTAGGAGGTTATTTAGTTAGTTATTATTTGTTTTATTTATTTAGTATTGTTTCAACTGAATTAATCATAGATTTAACTTTTTTAATTTCATTTGCGTACCAAGTATGTTTTCCTATAATTAAAATTTCCCTATCATCATTTTCTTGTAGAGCTTTTTTATTTGATTCTGCACCCTCTTTTGTCCATAATGACGGTAGTTCTTGAAATCTATAATCTAATATTTTAGATCCATCTTTTTTTAATCCGATTGTTAAAACACCACCTACTGAAATTACATAATTGTGTGACAAGATACTGTTTCTGTACATTTCTTTTTGAAAAGTTAATCTTTCTAAATAATCTTTTGATCTTTCTAATCCTGCTTGTAATTCGTTTTTAAATTCTGTTGTTAAATTTGCCATTTGTTTAATATTTTAAGTTTAGTTTGTAATTATACACCAAAATTAAAAGAATTTTTTCAATTACACAAGAAAAAACAAAAAAATTTTTAAAAAATAAAAAAACCTCCTATTTCTAGGAGGTACAAACTCAAATTTTTATGAAAAAAGGATTTTTTACTTGGCAGTTTAAATCCTCTGCTAAATTATAATTTTTTTTTTAATTGTACAAACTATTTTCCACACAATTCGCAAACTTATTTTTTATATGATTTTTTTGCGTCATTATAGGCTTTTAATCTACTTTTTTCGTTTTTATTAAAAGTATAACAATAACCATCTAAACCTTTTTTATAGGCCATTTTCCCATTTATTTCAGTTAGATATATTTTTTCCATTTTAATTTGTTAAAGTAAAAACAAAGAACTAACAAACTTTGTTTTTTTTTGTAATTAAAGAATAAGTATTGACTGGTACTTATTAAAATTTAAAGAACGTTTTAGTTTTTAATGTATTTTTTTCCGTTTATTTTAACTTCTAAATTTTCATCAAGTTTTAACATTCTATCAATTATAACTTGGCAATATTTTGGATCAAGTTCCATTCCATAGCATTTGCGATTAAGTTGATGTGCTGCTACCATTGTTGAGCCTGATCCGAGAAAAATGTCTAAAATTGGATTTTTGTTATCTATTAGATTTATGCACCATTCAATTAATTTTACTGGTTTCATTGTAGGATGCAATTTTGATTCCCTACCCCAATGATGTGAAAATATTCTTGTATTTTTTCCTATATTACTCCAAGCCAACTCAAACTCACTAAAACTTAAACCATCATTTTTTTTATACCAACAAAGCCAATCGTTATTAATTTCTAATTTATCAGCAAAATAATTTCCACCCCATACAATTGCTTTATCAACAAGTGATATTATATAATAAAAATCAGGAACTTCTTTGTCCCAATTATTTCCTCTATAAAAATCTTTTTTACCTGTTCCTAAAGTTTGTTTATTAGCATTAATACCATAAGGAGGATCAGTAATTAAATTTACAACACTTTTATTGATTAACTTCGCCACTTGGTCTGAATCCGTACTATCGCCACATAGTAAACGATGCTCACCAATCTCTATTAAATCACCAAGCACAACATCAACTTGCATATCTTCAGGCTCAGAATAATCATCTTCTTCAGCTTCTAAAACTTCTTCTTCAAAAGGAAAACCATCTAAACCCCATTCTTCTAATTGCTGAACATCCCATTCATTCGCTAGTATGTCCCAATCCCATTCACCAAAGCCAACATTGTCTTTAACAATAAACTCTCTTTTTTGTTCTTCTGTCCATCCCTCAGCAATATCAATCCAAACCTCAAACAACCCGGCAGACTTACACGCCTTTAAACGCATATTTCCGCCAAGAACAACCATATTCTCATCAACTACTATTGGCCGTTTCTCTAACATCTCAGGAAACGCCTTAATTGACTTGACTAATTTTTTAAATTTGGAATCTTTTATAAATCTAGGATTGTCCGGATTTTCTTTTACCGAAGCAATATTTACTTTTTGTTTCATTTGTAATTTAATTTGCTACTGATCCTGTGTAAACCAAACAAAAGAAATTCCAACTACCGCAATAAAGAATTGTAAACAATGTTCTGTTTCTCCGGTTAAATCTGTTTCTCCAAAATCGTCATCCATATTGGAATTCCAATAATTAGCACCAAAGCAAATTCCAAAAATTGCAAAAATTGTTGTGTTAAAGTTTATGTTCATACTTGCCAGTATTTTTTGTAAATATACAAATATAATTCAATTACTTTTTTTTGAGCTTCCTCTTGCGTGTATATTTTTGGAGATACTTTATTATCTCCATTTTCGTTTATTTCAACTTTCAAACCTTTTTTTGTAGGTAAAACGCCAACTGTAATATTGTTTTTTATGCACCATTGCATTGCCTTTCTGTGATCGTCTGTTTGCGGTATGTTTATTTTTTTCTTTTTAGGCATTTAAAAAAGAGTTGTTTGTTTTAAAATTTCATAACAAAGTTCTTTAGGTACTTTTGATCTTTCATAATTATTTTTTAAACCTTGAGTACCAGTTCTGCTTCCTCTTGGTGCTGCTTCGTGATGGCATTTAGTATTTCCGTTAAAACACATTGCTCTTGGTTTCCATCCTTTAGGATTAAATAAATCCCTAATGTTATTTGAAAAAATATCAGTAGGCTTCATTCTTGTATCACCATAACTGCAATAAGTAACAGTTGTTCTATCCATTCCTTTCATAAAATACATTTTTCTAAGCATAGCTCTAGGATTTTCTATATAATAAATACAATTCCACTTCTCATAAAGATTATTAAGTTTTATATTCATTCTATCACATTTAGCAGCAAAGTCAGTTTTAGGTTTACCATCATTATATCTATGATAAGATATTGCCGCCATAGAATAAGTTGTACAAGGTCTGCCATCAATAACAACATCCGGAATCCAAGGAAGCATATCTTCTGTTAAATATTCAATATCAATTACTAAATCTATTCCATCAAATTTTTTCCAATCTACACTAAAAACTTCATAGTTTAATTCTTCTGCTATTTTTCCCCAGGAACGACTACCGGCAAATAACTCCAATAATTTAATTTTTTTCATTTTTTTTATTTTTAAAATGGTACATCGTCATCGGTAACAACTTCAAACCTTTTTGTATTTAAATCAACATCTCTGTAAACACCGCCGTTTTTAAAATCAGGAGCAATGTCAAAGTCTCCAAGCTGTCCGTTTTCCTTACGCTTTACCTTTTCAACATACATTTTTACAATATCTGAATTAAATTTAGTGCGTTGGCCGATACATCTATAAACAATTAATCCGTTGTAGGCCTTATTAAAAAAGTCAGCAGAGCCACTAATATCATATAAAGTTGGCTTTTTATAGTTTCCGTTTTCGCTTTCTATTTTTCTAGGATGCGCCACTAAAAACAAATGAGTATTTGTTTGCTGACAAAATTGAGTAATTTCTGATAATACTTTTCCAATATAGGAATGGTCTCTTTGTGCTGAATGGTCGAGCATATTCCAAGGATCAATAACACAAACATTAATTCCTTTTTGAAATACCAACTCTTTAAAATGGTTTAATATTGCTTTTAGAGTTAGATTTTCTAAATCTATTTTTACCCAATAAAAATGATCTTCAATAAAATCTTTTGTGTTGTTTAGTTGGTTACTATCGCAATTAGTTTCGTTTAACTTGTTTGCAATTCTTTTTATATGGCCCTCATAAGGAAAAGATTCAGGAGCAAAAATTGCGCATCTCATATCGTAGGTTGTCGCCAGGTTGCAAAATATTTGATCCATAACGTCAGACTTTCCTGAATTTGGAATACCAGTAACAACTGTCCACTCTCCTAAAGACATTTTAAAATAGTTATCAGAATTAGGTAAACCAATTGAATAGTTTTTAACTCCGGCCTCATTATAATTTAAAACAGATTGCCAAATATCATCAACATTTAAAACACCCTCTAAAGGAAAGTTTTTAGCACCTTTAATTACGTTTCTTAATGTTTCGGCTCCCTTAGATATTAAAATTTCGTTAGCGTCGTTATAATCGCCAAAATCAACGTATTTGCAACGATAGGCTCCAAATCTTCTAGCAAGTTCTTTTCTGAGTTCAATTCCCGGATTGTCATTATCTGTACAAAGTATTATTTCTTTTTTATCTTTAAAATACTGCCAACAGTTATCCAAGTATTCAAGTCTTTGGCTACCTTTAGACGCACCATTTGGAACAGAACAAACGGAATAAATACCAGCTTCGTGTAAAGTTAAAGCATCCATTTCACCCTCGACAATATAAATTTTGTCCATTTCTTTAATATTGTCAAGGCCATAAAATATAAGTTCCGCACCTGAAACCATTTTAAAATTCTTTTGTGCGTCTCTATATTTTACGTTTACTAATTGATTTTCTCTGTAATAATTAAAATTTACGGCTCTACGCTTTGCGTTTACTTGTGGAAAATATTCCATTGATTGCCCTACTTTCCAATGTTTTAAAGTTGGCTCTGTGATGCCTCTATTTTTAAACCATTCAATTACTGGTGCCGATAAATCTAATTTTATTTTTTGAGGAACAATATATTCTTGTTTTTTCTCAAATTTTGTTGTGCCTCCCCAACCACAGTTGTGGCAATTCCAAAGGCCCTTGTCAAGATCAACAGACAAACATTTATCACGTTTGTTTTTTCTTGTTTGGCTACATTTTGGGCATTGTGTTTTAATTTTGCCGGTCGTTTTATTGCCGACATCAATATTGAAGTCCTGAAATGTTTTCATAAAGTTTTGTTTGTTTTGCTAAATTAGAAAAAATATTTTATTATTTCAACTCTAATATTTCTTTTTTTAACTGATCAATTTTTTGTTGCTTTAATTCTGCTAAAAATTTAAGCCTTAAAATTTCTAATTTACCTGGCAAAAACCAGTCATCAGGATAATTTACTTCAATGTAATTTTGAATTTCTTTTAATGTTTCTTCCATTTTTTACGTTTTTTTTTGTTTTTAATTCTTGTTTCTTGTTTTGGTAAAGGCGTTTTATATTTTTTAGGAAAAAACCAATCAGTAAATCCTAAAATTGTATCATAATTAATTTTTATCATTCTACTTTAATTGTTTTGATTTATTAATATTTATTGTTGCTATTTCCTTACTAATATAATTATTGTTTTTAAACTCTGTTGTTTTTGGTAGAGGTTTTTTAAACCATTCTAACTTTAGATCCTTTAAATTAAATAAATAAATTCCTTTCGGTGTGCTATTTATGTAAATTGGAACGTCGCCATACTTTTTTGATTCTTTTATTAAATATTCGTATTTAGGTTTTTCAATAATTAGTTTGTCATAATGAGCAGCTCTGCATTTAAGTTCGATTCTGTTTTTTGTTTCAATATCGTAACAATCAGATTTTGAAAAATTTTTACTTGTATCAACTAATAAATTATAATAGTTTTCTGATAACCATTCAAACAAATCAGATTCACGCCATTTGGATAAGCATTTACTTATTGCCATTTATAACGTATTTTTTAAGTTCCTGGAACTCGTTTGTTTGTAATGTTTGTTTAATATTAAACTCATATAATTCACCGCCTTTTGTTTTTGCGCCTAATTCTTTTTGTCCAGTTGCCGGAGAGGTATAAATATAATATTCAACAATCCCTTTTATTTTATTGTAGCCTATTGGCTTAGTCTTAGAACGATAATCCTCCATAAAACGATCAATATACTTAATCCCGTTTTTATCTGTGTTTCTGAGTTTTAAAATGCTTAAAAAGTTTTTTGACCAAAATTGGTCATTTCTTAAATCTTTTGCCACGTTGTAAACATCTCGTAAATTGTATTTATCTATGCGCTGAATTTTATTCAAACAGTCTAGCCATTTATTTTTTTGTGTTTCTGTTTTCGGTCTATAATTTAAAGGAAAAAGACTTATAAAATGTGGAAACGCCTTAATAGTAACTTCATCAAATATTGGCGCTTTTACATTTTGTACATTATTCTTTTTTATATTATTATTATTGTTATATGTATATATAACCTTGCGCTTTTCGTCAATAGGGGTATTGACTTTTTCGTCAATAGGTATTGCGTTTTTTGTCAATAGGGTAGAAATATAAATTCTACGCTCTTTAATCTGTTTTGTACCTTTTTCATAAATCATTTTTAACTTTATAAATTTATTTCGATCCAGGTTTGCAATCCATCTTGAAACGGTAGATTTTGAAACATTATAGAGTTGAGAAAAATAGTCATTAGAGGCGAAGCAATAGCCTTTTTCATTTGCCAAGGCGGTCAATTCGCCGTACATTAACTTTTCGTTTGCTTTTAAATTTTTAGCGTATCTGACCTCTGCCGGTATTACGGCATAATAGTTTTTTTTGTTTTCCATTTTCAAAAAAATTTTTACAAATTTAGCTGATATTTTACTGAATCGCAAAATTTTCTTAGTTCTTCAAAAATCTTTTTAAAATCTTCTAAAGAAATTTCAGTATCCTCGTACTTGTACCAAAGCAACTCAATAAGTAAATCAAATTCAACTCTTGTCGATTCGCCAATGTAATTGTAATTTACTGATTCATCAATTGTTTTGCTTTGCGTGTACCTTACCTTTTGTAAATCAGGATTAAAATAAATAATTTTGTACTTCATTTTTATACGCTTTTAAAATAATTATCAATAGTTTCTTTGCAATCTTCAAAGTTATTTAACCAAATAGCCTCCCAATTGCATTTTTTAAGCCATTTAAGCCATTCTTTTTGCTTTGGGGTAGGCTTATTGTATTTATATTTTAATTCTATCGCTAAACCGCTTCTTTTTGCGTTTGGTGTAAAAATTAATAGATCCGGAATACCTGGCTTAGTGCCAAGATATTTTAATTTGTATTGTTCAAAAGGCGATCTTTTACCCTCGTTCATTGGGTGCGTAAAAATTGCATTCGGATATTGCATCTGAATATAATTAATTACAGCCCTTTGGAGTAAATCCTCGCCTTTTAAATACTTTTGGTATGGGTTTGCTCTAGCCATTAAATTGCATTGTCTAAAACTCCTATAATGTGCCTAATCTCAGAACGTTCTAATTCTGAAAAAAATAACTTTCCATCTTTGTAAATTGTTACTTTGTAATAATCTTTTTGTGTTTGTTCTATTTTTACTTCTAGTTCATCCATATTAATGGCTTTTTTTGTTGGGTTAATGTTTCAGGTTTTTCTTCGTTAGCTAAATATTTTTCTCTTTTCTCTTTTAACTTATTTAGCCTAAAAAGTAAAATGTGTATTTCGCTTTCAATATCAGTTATTAATACCTCTTGATTTTCCATAAAAAAATTATTTTCAATCAGCTTGTATTTTTCTTTAAAATAAGGATCGTAATTTAACAAGTCCTTTGCGCTTTTAACGTGGTGAACTATTGTTGCGTGATTCATATTTAAAAATTTACCTACTTGAACGTATCTAAATCCTTTAACTTCATTAAAAGCAACTAAGCAAAATATTTTTTTTGCATCTACAACCTCACGCAAACGACTTTTTTGCCTTGGATCTTGTTTTAAATGCCTAATAACTAAATTTCTCAACAATTCTAATTGCTCTAACATATACTATTCCTTTTCTTCAATTTTATTTAATACGCTATAAAGCAATTCAATTTCTTTGTCTAAAAATGGCAGCTTTTCCATTCTTTGTGCCATTTCGTAAAGTGTTTCCAATTTTTTAATTTTTAATTTCATTTTTGTTTTTTTTATAATATTAAACTTCCATCTTCTGAAAACTCGTTCCAGTTGTAACCCGAAATAATTCCGGTATCTTTATATATTTTCCAATCGCTAAACGCTCTTTTCCAAGCTCTGCGGCCTTGATTAATCATTTCTTCACTTAATCCGTAAACCTCTACTGAAAAAGGATAATTAGTTTCAACCGCTATAAATCTAAAATTTTCAGCCGGTATTCCTAACATATCCGAATAAAAAGCACATTGTAAATGATAGCCGTATTTATAAATATCTCTTTTAAACGCCATTGGCGTATTGTTTTGGCAAGTTTTAACGTCGCTAATAAAGTTTTCAATTTTGTTTAGGCAATCAGGCCTTACACGAACTTGCAAACCCTCGTGTTCTAAGTAATGCGACAATTCAATTTCGCCTTTGCAATATTTTTGTGCTAAATCGTGATTCCTAAAGTTGTTAAGAATCGCAGTAATTTTTTGGTGATCGTCAAAGGAAACAATTTGTTTTCCCTCTGCTTTTTCAATTTCAATAGCATATTGTTTTTTTCCTGGAGTTGTTCTTCTATCTATTTTTGGTAAAACGTGAAAATCTTTGTAATACAATTCCGGTTCTAGCATTGCACAATGCACCGCAGTTCCTAAAGCCATTGCAGAAGATTCAAAAGGCTTTTGATTTATAAAATGATAAACCGATTTTTCAAATATTTTTTTTAAACCTGAAGCGCTTATTCCAGGTGATGAATGATATTTTTCATTACTATCAAATAACGCTTTTATTTCTTTTTGTTTTGTTTGCATATCTATTTGTTTTCTATATATTTAATACAATCTAATTTACTACCTTGAAACAATACGGTTGTATTTTCGTCTATAACTTGATATACGTCATTAAATTCATATAAACCTACTATTTCCATATCTATTTGTTTTTAAAGGTTAATGTACCATCCACTATTCAACTCTTTGTTTAATCTTTCTTCACCCTTTTTTGTGAAAAAGTTTCTCTCAAATTCCCCAAAGGTGTGATAGTCTTTTAATTTGTCAATACATTCTTTGACTGTTTCCCCACTTGTGAAAGTCTCACGCTGACCGCAGTCACTTTCAATGCGTAATTGATACTTTGCCATAATTTATAAATTATTTTCGCAGATGTAATCTGTTTGTTCTTTTAAAATTTGTTGAAGTTTTTCGTTTTGTTGTCGTAATGCCTCAACTTGCATTGTTAAAAATTCAATAAGTTTGTTTTCCACTTTTTTAAAATTTATTGTTAATATTCGCCTAAATTAAAAAAATACTTTCAATTAAAAAAATAATTTATAAAAAAAAGCGATTCCAATTTGAAACCGCTTTTTCTTTTTGTTTGTCAATTACCTAAAAAGGCAAATCATTTTTTGGCTGACTTGGTGCCTCTTGCTCAGTTTGGGCCTCAGGCTTCCAGGTATTCACAGAAACAGAAACGTCTTTTCCGTATTGATCCGCCTCTTTTTTATCGCTAATATTTAGCTTTATGTACTTTTTACCCTCATATTCAAAAATATGTTCTTCAGGTAGATTTGAGAGATTAATTGTTACGGCTCTAAAAGTTCCAAACTCTCCCTTTACTTGTTTACCGCCTCCACAGTAGATTGTTTCTTTACTCATTGTTTTACTATTTTAAATTAAACTTATTTACTATTTGATCCTTATAAACCTTTTTCATTTTAAAAGTTTTTAAAACTTGTTCGGCTTGTTCTTTTGTGGCTTTCAATGTTGCATTGAATTGCGATTCTGTTAGCCATTTTCTGTCGTCAGTTGGCGCCGGTTGAGTTGGCTGATTGTTAAGCTGATTAATATGCTTTGTTATATCCCAAACCTTTTGACCATTATTATCAACAACATTTGGATAATTATTTGAAGTCTTTACTGCATCCGCCTTTAAGTAAACCATTTTTTTAGAATACAAAAATCTACCAATGCCGAATTTAACTGCTGCCCTTTTAAAAGCGTCTGAGCTTTGACCTTTTTGTGCTTCAACGTTACTTTCACTTCCGGCGTCAGATCTTTTATACTCAATACCATCTGCATAAATTGTAATCTCACAAAAAAGCATACCATTTACGGAATAATACCTATCTGACCAAATACAATGTTTATCAAGAACATCTTGAACGTCTCGACTATCAATATAAGCCACGCAAGTTGCCTGGGGCTTATGCTTACTAAAACTTTGCACCCTCCACTTGTAGGGTATTTCTTTTTTTAATTCCTGTTGAATTTGTTTTAATTCTTTCATAAAAATTTAAAAATTTAAGGTTAATTCTATTCCTTGCAAATTAAATTCAGCGCCTTGTAAAATTTGCACTTCTTTAATTGTAAAGGTTTTTGGGTTTTGTAAACGTGATTTTAATGTTGGCATTGTGCAATTTAGCAATTTGCAAACATCATAACGCTTTAAATTTAGCCGTTTCATTTCGGCTTTGAAGTTGTTTTCAAACATATTTCTTTTAGTTTTATTCTACGCAAAAATAAAAAAAATTTTTCAAATAAAAAAATAATTTAAAAAAAACCGCCGAGTAGCAAAGCTGCTAAACGACGGCTGACAAACAAAACAAAAGAAAAAAGTTTAATTTATTATGCTAGTTGTAGGAGTATCGTCATCATTATTTGGTAAGTGTGATTTAACTTGAAACTCTGCATTTTTAATATTATAAGTCAATCCGTCAATTATTGTAGATTGTGGATCATAATTATTAGCAGAAAAATAAAACCATATTTTATTGTGAATAGATAAAGGCTCCCTTTTTAAATTTCTGAAAGTTCCAGTATATCTTGTTAAATACTCCCTGTAATCGTTAGAAATATTTTTTCCTAAAACTTTCATTAAATCAATACTATTTGGTTTAAATGTTATGGCTGGATAATCTTCTCGAGTTCTAAAATATCCTGATTTTTGGTCAGGTATTCTTGTTACCTTTTTAATATTTGTATTTACTCCGGTATTAGTTAATTTTGATATAAAAGTTTGATTTGATTCATCCGCTGAAGTTTTAGATTGTAATACTTGCATATTATCATAATACGTTGTATTGTAATCCGTATCGGAACATTTAGTGTTAGATACTACAAATCTAATAATTGCCGTTGTATCTGAGCCAATATTTAAGTCAGTATCATTTAAAGCAATGTTTAAATCAACCCACTTATTTGGCGTTGTCGTAGTTATTAAATTTGTACCTCCATAAGTTGAAGAAAATTTTCCGGTTGCAGCATCCCAAAAATACCCAACACTGCCTAGAGTTGTAGTAATTGAATATTGAAAAGTTGCTGAAACATCTGAGTTTTGTGAGTTTAAAAAGTTAAAATAGTATTTTAGTTTACAAGTAAAATCAGAATATTTTACCTCTTGCGGATTAAATACTTCAGTTTCAAATCTAAACATTTCAACAAAACCAGTTGTTGGCGCAATGCTAGTTAATTTCATTGATCTTCTACCCTTATATGAAATTTCATCTGTTGCAATTTCTGCATAATATGGAACGTATGTTAAATCAAAAGTACAATCTACTCCAAAAGTATCTTGAAAAGGAATAGTAAGCGTATCGCCAACTAAATAGTTTTGTCCGTTGCTAGTTATTACTAAAGATTGAACGCTTCCACCTGATATTGTAGCGCTAACGGTTAAACCCGTACCGCTTCCGCCACTAGGAGAAAAACTTGTAGTTCCGTCAAAAAAACCACTTCCGGGATTGGTTATTGTAAAACCTATTGAAATAGAACTATTTTCTTGAATTTCAAAACCATAATCGCCATATTCAAAACCTGAATTATAAAAAGCATTTTTTGTCTTTAAATAATTTCCAACAATATGAACTTGCGAGGCTGGTTGCAAATACTCTTTTGATAAACTATTTCCGGTTTCTTTTAAATCGCTTTCATTACTAAAAAGTATTTGTTTTCTGACATTTCCAATACTAGCGCCTAAATAATCATATTTTCTAAAATCAACATATTCTTTTGAGGTACTTTCATATTGAGTGGTAATTTGGTTTCTGATTCCTGTTGGCGTTCCACCTTGTTGTAATTCATTATAAATTAAATCTTTAACGTAATAATCAAAAATATTTGTTACCTCAACAATATACCATTTGTTATATGATTGAAAAATTCTTAAATTAAATTGCTTTAGTAAAAGCTCTAATTGTTGTTTTGCGTTTAATAAAGAAAAGTCTCCAGTCATTTCATCATAACCAAAATCCAACGTTATTAAGTTTTCAAATTCAGTTGTTGTTACTGGGCCAAAAGTTCTGTATTTTATATCTGAGGCAATATAAATATCTAAGTCTAAATCTAAGTTTTGAAGTATTTCGCTAATACGTTCAAGGTTTGTGATATTTATTGGCGCATTGTTGTTATTGTAGCCTATTGTGCTATTGAAATTGTTTAAAGTACCTAAACCATCAAAAGCGTTAAAACTAACCGCAAAAGGAGTTGAAATCATTTTTTCTTTATAACGATCATTAACTAAAAAACCCGACCAATAAATTGCCCAAACATCAGAATCGGAATAGTTATCAATAATACTTTCTAGGCAGTTAATGCTTTCAACTTGTCCGCCGTCTGAAATTACTCGGTCATTGTATTCGTCTGATTGCGTTTGCTTATAATAAACAACTACTTTGTATTCTCTTTCGTCAAACTTATAAAAATCGTCATAAGTTACGTCGTCGGTAACAAATAAATTTAATTGACATTTTGAGCCAATTATAGGATCATAAAAATTGTTAGAGGATTGCCAAGATATTGAAACCGGATTTGCGCCTCCTACCATTGGAAGTACGTCTCCGGTATAATCCTTTTTTAATATTTCAACTTTTTTTCCATATCCTAAAACATCGGAAAACTCTAGTCTATATTTTACGCCGTATGCCATTTTTTTATTTTAGTAAACTCTACCCGCCGTTTCGTTTGCTCGTTCTATTGCAATTAAAAGATCCTGACCATCAACTCTAACCTCACCGGTAACGTTTATATTTCCTCTATTGTTTGATTTGCCTATAATAGATTGTAGTTTATTTAAAGGCGCTATAACTTCAGGATTTTGCCTTGCTCCTGGATATTCACCAACCAATCCCATTGTTGGGCCACTAATAATTCCACCATTTGCGAATGCAGTTGCACCTCCGGCAGTATTTCCTCCTGTGTAACTACCTCCACTTCCTCCGCTACCTCGACGACCACCTCCGCCGCCGCCACTACCAATTCTTGCAGCTCCAGCCCTAAACAAACTACCTAATGCAATTAAGGCAACACCCGCAGCAATTGCAACACCAGGTGCTAAAGATTTAAAAGCAACTTTAATTTTTTTCAATGTTATACCTATTCCAATAGCTAATTTTCCTAATTGAATAGCCATCCCTCCAATACTTCCAAGAATAACATTTGATAGTTTACCCGCTAAATTGCCACCTGAAGATATTGCACTTCCTAAAGCAGCCGCCATTCCTGACGCTAAATTTTGCAATCCTCCGGTTATAACTTGTCCAACTCTTTCGTTAAATTGTGCCGTTTGTTGTAATGCGTACAATCTTGCCTCTGCTAACTTGGCTTGTTGCTCTGCCATAACAGTTGGAATTCTTTGTGTATCTGCTGCAATCATATCGCTTACAGGCGTTTGTATTCCCGCACCGGTTACTCCTGATAATGCAGAAGTTGCCATTGGTCTTGTTGAAACACCACCGCCTCCACCAACATCTGTTGTTGCGTCAGTTCCACCTCCGCTAACAGACATTTCAACCGGAACAACAATTTTTGCGATTGTTTTTTGTTGTAAAGATTCATTAAAATTATCTACAACGGAACTACCTAAAATTGAGGCGTCTGTTTTAATTGCATCAAATGCAGCGGTAACATTATTTTTTAGGCCATCTGCTAAGTCTGAAAAGCCTTGAACAATTTTATCTTTATCAAAAGTAAAAACACCCATAATAATATCGCCAATACCCTTAAATAAAGTGATAAAATTATTTGCAAAAGTTTTTATAATAGTTGAAAAAGTAGAAAAAACAAACTTTCCAATTGCTAACATATTCTTAAAATTGGCAATTAAAGAGTTTACTGCTAATTGTATAGGTAAAGAATTATTATATAAGTCAATAAAATAGTTTCCTATTTTTACTAAAGCGGATTTTATACCCGCCCAATTTTTATAAATTACAACTGATATTGCAGTTAATCCGGCAACTATTAAACCAATAGGCCCCATCATAACTGTTAAAGCCGTACCGATAGCCGGAGCCAAAGTAACTAAAGTTCCTAAAACATAAAGTACTGGCCCTAAAGCCGCAGCCACACCCGCAAAAATTACAATTAGTTTTTTTGTTGTTGGACTTAGTTCTGAAAATTTTTGCAATAAGCCGTTGGCAAATGTTACTAATTTAGTAAATACCGGTAATATGATTTGACCAAACTTTGCAGATAGTTCTTTTAAAGATTCCTGAAATATTCTCATTTGGTTTGCAGCACCCCCGCTTGTTCTGCTAAAATCTCCCTGAGCGTTTGAGGTTGCTTCCATTATGAACTTATAACGCAACGCAACTTTTTGCGCTTGTGTCATTGTTTTTATATTGGCGTTCATTCCTCTCTCCATAGCAAAACTTTTTAAGTTTGCCTCAGTCATAACAATACCTAATCTTTTTAAAGATTCTGTTTCTCCGGTAAAAACACCGGCTAATGCGGTTGTTGCCTGATCAATACCTATATTTTTAAAAGACGCTAAATCTCCGGCCAAACCAACTAAAGACGTACTCATATCAGAAGCAGCGCTTTGATTTAATCCCATTGAAGTAGCCATATCTCCAAACAAGGCGGCCATATCCAAGGCGCTACCCTCCGCAATACCGAATTGCTTTAAAGTAGTTTTTGCAAAGTCTTTAACCTCTTTTTTAGATTTACCAAAGGCAACATCTACTTTGTTCATTGATTCTTGAAAATCACTTGCAAATTTAACCGCCGCACCACCTGCAACGGCTAAAGGCAGAGTTAATCTTGTTGTTAATGACTTTCCAACGCTTTGCATTTTTGAGCCAAATTTTGATAATTTAGAACTCGCAGAACTTAGCGCATTTGATAGCTTTGAAGAATCTCCGGTAATATTTATTTTTAAATTTTGTTCAGGCATAGTATTAAATAAGTTGAAACAAAAATACAAAAAAAAAGACGCTTTTATTTTAACGTCTTTTTATTGGTCATTGATTGATATTTTACCATAAAAGCATCCATTTGCTCCTTTGTGGATTTAGGCTCTGCCCTTTTCTTTTTTCTTGCAATATCACTTGGCAATTCAAATAAATCTTCAGGCTTTAACATTTGAGATTTTTTCTCACATTGCACGTTGTGAATCATTACTGCAATATAGCGTGTTTGCTCCCAATTTAAATTTATATTGTTATGATAGTGTTGAGCCATTAAAGCATTTTCTCGCCAGGTTTGCCGCCAAAAATCGTCAGGCTTTATTCCAACTAAACCAATATAATGGTCAGTTAAACTTTCAAAATTTACTTCTTCTTTGACGGCTGACGCTTTCCCTTGGCTTCTGTTTCGCCATTTAAACTATTACCTAAAATTTTAGATTGCAACATTACCTCAACAATTTCATTTATTTTTTCTGCGTCTAATTCATCGAGCCAGGCGCCAACAGTAAATAAATTGTAATCAATTTCGTTTCCTTTTTCTTGATCGTTTGCCAGGATTGCAGAATAAACTAAGGCTCTCAAACCCTTGATTGATATTCCGTTTTGAAAAGCTCCGCCTATTTCGGCTAAACTTATTCCTAATTGCTCGGTAAATTCCGACCAAAAATTCATTGAGAAATGTAGTGTTCTGTTTTTGTTACCAACTTTGATGTCAATGTAACCTCTTTTTTTGTTTGTCATTTTTTAAGGTTTAAAATTAATGTAAAAAAAGCCGTCGCCAAATATTGACGGCGGCCCTGTATAAATAAACTAAAGTTAATTAGTTAGTTGATTTTGTGATTGCTCCTGTAATTGTTAAAGATCCGCTATAAGTTACGGCAGCTTCCATTTCAGCAGACATTTCAACACTTGATAAAAACGCCTCAGCAGTATAAATTGCGTCTCCAGTTTCAGCAGTTCCAAAAACACAAGTTAATTGCGTTCTTGCTAAAAGATAATCAGCCATTTCGATAGCGTTTGCCGTATCGTCATAAACTACTAATCCCTCAAAAGATATTTCACCACCTTTTACGCCTCCGATATACTCAGAAAACCCGTTTGAATCTTTTGTTGTAGCTTCAGGAGTGTCCATTGATAAAGACATTGAACAACTTGTAGTATGCCCAACTGTAGTTCCCTCTACTGTTAAAATTAAGTTAGTTCCGTTAAATACTCCGGTTGTAGCCATTTATATAATTTTTAATGTTATTAATTTTGTGTAAATATACGAAAATATTTAATTATAATTTTACGAGGTTAAAGCAACTAAATCGTCTGTTGATCTAAGTGTATTAAAAACTGCAATTCTATGAATATTAATATTATTCATAGTTGTACTAATATTGTAAATATTGTCAATAATATTTAAAACTCCTGTTGGTGCATTTAGTCCAACACTTGTGCCATTAATATAAACGTAAGTGTTTGACGTATCATAAGCTATTGCCATTTTGCAAAGTGTTCCAGGTTGTAAGGTAAATCCTCCATTTATTAATCCTGATCCACTTATATTGTCGCCAAATATATTTATTAAATTATTTGAATAAGTTTCAAGGCGCATTGAATTACCTCCGGAATGGTCTTTAAATCTTAATAGTTTATTAAACTCTCCGTCTTTACCATTATAAGAAAACCACAATACGAAAGTTGAGGTATTTGCCGGAAAAGTTGTCGAGGTTGAAAAATTAGAACTAAAAGCACCCTCTGTTAATCTTGAAGATGCAGCACCCTCATTTGATTTAATATAAGAAGATGCAAAGCTAGAATTTTCGGCTTGTGCCTGAGCTACATAAATTGTTGCAGCATCGTTACACAAAACCCTTGGAGTAGATCCCGATGCGCTTGTGTGTGAAAACCTTTGCCATTGGTTTGTTAAGGTTACAACTTTTAAATCAGTTGAAACGCATCCAATGCTAACGTCTTGAGTTTCGGCCTCTGATTTTAAATAAATTGATTGTGTAATTTGTCCGGTTGATGTAACTGCTATCTCAATTCTTGCGTTTGATGTTCCGTCAAAAACAATTTTAGCTCCGTTTTTTGTACCATCAGGCGAAGCAATAAAGTTATCTGTTACAACTGCATTTCCAACGCTAGTCCACTCGCTAAAACTTTCAGAATATGTAATTAAATTTGTAGATTGTGCCTCTAATGCAATATGTGGGCAACCATTAGAAACTCCACTTATTGTTTTATATGAAAGGCTTGGAATGTTTTGTTGTACCTCTGTAATATATCCATTTTGCGCAATTCTATTTTTTAATGAATTTCTTGAAAAAGTAAAATCCCCATCGCCGTTTGTTGGAAATGTAGAATAAATTTTACTTTCCTTTACTCCAGTTGGCTGTAATAAAAAAACAGAATCATTTAAAATAGACATATTTATTTCTTTTTGTGTACTTCGTCAAAATCTTTTAAAACTTTGTTTACCTCTTTTAAATCTTCAAGATGCGTTTTTTTGCTTAGTAGATCTTGTTCTTTTAATTCGTTTTCTAGTTTGTTAAATTTATGCTTTGATATTAATTCCATTATTTTAAAAGGCAATTGAATAAGCAAATAAACAAAACCAACAATTCCAAATAATGTTTTTAAGTTTCCGTCTATATTATTAAAAAAATCAATATTAGAAATTGCTAATATATCCATAAGGTTTAACCCCCATATTGCAAGGCTGAATTTTTCCAAATAACTTAAAAATAATCTTATATTAAACATAACAATTAATAATGTGCAGCAAACAAGGCACAATGGTATAAATAAAATCTTCAACTTCGGGCGTTCCTTTTGCTAAAAAATCGTCATAAATAATTTCCTTTAAAGCTGCTATAACAACAACAATACTAACTGAAATTAATGTGTTGAAAAACAACAATGATAAAAATAAAATACAACTGCCTACAAAGAAGTGTAATAATTTATCTTTTTGAATACTTGTAATTATATCTTTATTTATCATCGTCTCTTTTATAACCATAAAACATATGTGCAGCAGATCCATTTGGATAAACTCTGTATTGTTCTAATTCTAATTCATCTGTACTCATTACGTCATAAGCGTAACCAGGATAATAAATAGGATGCTCTGGGTCTGTTGTCGCTTGTGGATTAATTACTTTTCCAATATTTACAACACCTTTTGTTCCGTTAATATATTGCATTGTTGTAACACCCTCTATTGTTATTTCTTCCCAAACGTTGTTATCTATTAAGACTTGTTTGCCTTGTTGTTCTGTATCAAAAACTAATTTGTATATGTGCATTTTATATTGTTGTTAAAGATTGTAATTCTGCATCTGTTAATGCTTCTTTGTAAACTGCTAGTGCTTTTGTGTTTCCGTAGAAAGGAAAACTACCACTACCTTGGTCAAAGTTTAATTTATCAAGTGTATTTTCTGAATATGTAGAGCCACTTAATTGCTCTGTTTCTTTTATTCCGTTAATCCAAATTGCAAAATCATTTTCTTTATATTTTAAAGCTATTTTATTATAGGCTACAATATCTGATAATGTTATTGTATCATCAAATACATTAGAATTATTAACCCTTACAACAAACTTTACTTTATTAGAGCCAGACGTATAAAATATGTTTACCCTATTACCTATGTTTCCATTCTCTGATAAACTTATAATCCTATTTGTGCCATCATCAGCCAAAGCTGCTATCTCTGCATACAATACACCCTCTGTACTATTTATCAAAGTAGAGTTCCCACTATTAGTTGCAATATCTTGTAGCCTAGTGTTTGTTGCTCCGTTAGTTGGAATGTATGAGGTTGCGTAGGATAAGTTTTCTACTTGTGCGCCCCAAATTTCAATATCTCTAGCGGTTGCGCCTCCATAAGTACTTATGCTTATTGCAAAGCTATAAGGACTCACACTTCTTGTTATTGATAACCTTTGCCAAGTAC